TATTAGCAATACTGGTTGTTAATGATACGTTACCAGTACCATTGAAAGTGACAGTATCTGAAGTAACATCCCCGGTCAAAGAAAAGTTTCTTGATGCTGCTAAGGCTGTTGCTGAATCAGCAGTAAGTCCACTAATATCATCAACTGATGTTGTAATTGTAATATTTGCTGAACCATCAAAATCAGCATTACCGGTTACATCACCCTCTAATTCAATATTTCTAGCAGTTGCTAATGAAGTTGAAGACCCGGTTACGCTTCCATTAATTGTACCAGGAATCGAAACAGTATTTGTTGCATCACCAATTGAAAGTGTTTCACTATTCCCCAACGTAATTTCAGGGGTCGTACCACTTAAACTCAAATTACCTTGAATTTCTTGATTTCCAGTAATAGCAGTACTGCCATCCTTTTCAACCTTATCATCATTTAAGTTTGTAAAGTTTGCATCAATCTCATCATTATATAGGGGTCTAGCTTCATTTGCTCTCGTTAAAATAGTAGCCATAATGTTATCCTATGATAATTTTCCAATAGATGTTAAGCAAATCCAATTCAGCCTTTGTGATTGGTGTTGTGAGTACTGTGCGACAAATCATTTCTCCACCATTTGAAAATAAGCCAACTTCACGTATAACATCTCCTAAAGTGTCTTCGGCCTTATCAATAAAAGTTGTGAAGTATTTCATTTCATTACTTACGTATTCTTTCGAATGAATATCTTTTGAAACAGTAGTACCACCCTGTAAATCTGTTTGTAAAACATCAGCAATCGTATCATCATTTCCAATTTTTATTGAAGTGATATCAGGAGATGTGTAACTTGCGTCTTCAGCATAAAAGCATCTTTCTACAAGTATTTGTTTTCCTCGTGTTGTAACTAAGTTGTCAACCACTTCTGAATGGATTTTTTGACCTTCGCGATACTGCTCAATGGTCACAATCCCTTTTACTAATAAACTGTCTTCATTTTTCATTATTGCTTACCAATTTGTAAAGTAATTCTTTTACTTCGGTTAAATCGTTCTCGATTTTATTTATTCTTTCTTGTTGATTGAGGTTTCTTATTTTTCTAAGTCTAGCTGATTGATAACCAACTTGATCTACGTTTATAATTCCATTACTATATTCGTCTCTTTTAATTTTCTTCATAATGTAGCAGTAGCTCTAAAGTCCTTGATTTTTGGAACCTTTGTTGTATCAGATGAAAGCATTACTACCTTTACTGTGAATTCAGAGAATTCGTATGGATCAACTGGTTCTGTCTCACCTGGTGGAATATATGTTGGATCAGGATTTGGCAAGATGTATTCAACTTCATAGAAGTTATTTTCATCATCATCTGAAGGAATAGATGTTGCACTTTGATCACCATCAACTGATAGAAGAGGCATTTTTTCCCATGGGATATCAGCAATTGCAACTGATGAGTTCGCACTTGGTTTTCTTTTTCCATACACTTCAATGTTAGAAACAACAGATGGAAGATTCACTGCCATTAGAACTCGAATTTCATCTGCTGAGTTATTTAATTCAATAGGTTTAGTAATATATCGAGCAATAGCATTTCCACCAGTTGCACCATTTTCTCCAGTTGAATCGTTATTAATTGTGTTTTCAATACCAATGATTGAACATCTTTCAAGATTAATTACTGGACTCAAATCACGATTTGATGTCGACATATAAACCGTCGCCTTGATTTCGTTAAGCGAATTTGCTGGCAACTGATTACGAATTTGATAATTCTCTTTTGGCTTTGTTCCAGCATATGTTCCACTTGCAATAAGTGAATTGCTACTGGAATCTAAGAATTCAACATCGTACGTTACAGGTGTTTGTGCAAACTTCAATGTATCAATTGTGTAGTTAAATAATGCAAGATCAAAATCGTCAATGTTTTGATTTCGTCCACCACTGAATAATGTTGAGAATTCAAATTCTTTAATTTGATTCACTGGGAATACTGCTTTGTTCATTACCATCGTAAGATCTTTTAATTGATCAGGTGTCCAAGTTGAAGCATTTTGTGATTTAAGTAATACACCAAAGCTTGGATTCTTAATTACTGGGGTATTTGTAATGATATCCATTCCACCGAGTTCAGAAACCCAAACACGGTATTCGGGTGAAGGTGAAAATACAACTAAGGCATATTCATATCCAGATTTCAAATACAGTGGATAATCAAATTGGAAGTTAGTAGGTGTAATTGTATTCGTTTCTCTTCCAGAAGCAATTACTTCTGAATTTGATTTTCTAACTCTTGATCCAGGAATCGCGTTTCGAGTAGGAATACCATTTTCGACAGTTACAATATAAACTTCAACACCAATGGTTGTGTTGGTTGATTTTGTAGCAAAGAACAGATCAACATCAGAAATGAATACGCCGTCTGGATGCTCGCTTCCTACCGAAAATGTTTGAGCAACTGGATCAGTATACCAAGAATTTGTACGATTTGATACATCTACAATCGTTCTATTTTGTTCAACACGATCTTGTGTAAAGACTGGTGATATTTCAGTTACTTCAACCCTTTCTTTTGTTTGAACAAGACCTGATGCGGTAAACACTGCTTTACTATATGTATCTCTTTCAGTTTCACTATTTGTAGGTGAGTTTGTTAATATAAATTCTCTTAAGCCAGTTCTAAATCGAATTTCATCGTTATTTGGAATTCTAAATACGCCATTAATTTCACCATTCGAATCGGTTGTTAATGTACCACCACCGGAAGGCGGCCCTTGATTCTCAAAAGTTTGAACTGGTCCATCAATTTTTCCAAATTCTTGGAATGTGCTCTGTTGAATACAATACTGCGTAACATCAACTCCGTCAAAGAACGCATATACTTTAGTTAAAGGAAGGAGACCCTTTGCTTGGAATCCAACATCGCGAGATCGCATGAATGGAATAATTGAGGTATCAACAACTCTTTCACCAAGATCAATCGTTTGTGCTTCAAGACCAACTGTAGTATTTGTACCAGTTCTTGTTTGATCTCTAACCGTTGTGGTTGTAGTGGTTCGTGTGTTCAACTGCATATTAAATCCACGATCAGGATTAAATACAGAGTGTGGATCTGAACTTGTTGTGCTCGATGAAGTTGAACTACTTGACCAGTTAGTTACCCAAGAATCCCATTTAGTTCCAAGAATACCATTTTCTTGTGCAATGAAATTGATGGCCTCTGCAGTTTGCTCACCAATTGTAACACTACGAGTTGGAAGGTTTACCGTGTCCATCCAGTCATCTGTGGATGGAGAAAGTTTTAATGACCCTTCCCAGAATGTGACTTCAAATGGTTGAACGCTTAATGTAATAGTTGCTTTAAGATTTGAAAATAACTCTTCTTTTTCACCTTCCCACAAGTTAACCTGGGTTCCACCCTGTTGACCAGCTGTTGGATTACCAGGAACGAGATAACGGAATCTCCAGTTTTCTTGTTTAAAGTACGGTCTTAAGATTCCTTTCTTTGGATCAATTGAACAAATGTAGTCAGGATTTTTTGCATGACCAATGCTGTGCCCAGTGAAACTGTCAACCAAGAATCCATTTTTAAATCTTTCAATTCCTTCAGTTCCAGGTCTAACATCAAGAATTTTAGCATCTTTTGTTTCTTTTTCAAGGATCGAAAGTGTTGTGTAATATTCAAGATTTGCAATACGTTTTTCAAGTTCTCCAATATTTCTCATTGTATATCTCTTATTATCGATATACTCAAATTTAATATCTTTGACGTTAAACGTATATCCAGGAACTAACATATTGTAAATTGCCATTGTGCCCGATGGAACATCTGCAATTTTTGGTGTGATTCCAGGCGTTCCCGAAACAACTTTAACTTCGCCATCAATTCCATTCACAACAATACGGTCATATCTAGGAAGATAATAATCGAGCGCAACTTCAGATGAAGAGTTTGGCATCACTTTTACAGGATTACCAGTGATTGTTCCATCAGATGCTCTTTTCTTTCTAAAGTCAATATAATCAGTAATTCTTCTTCCTTCGTACAAAGGTAAATCGGTGTAATTTACACCAGACGAAGCATATGAATCGGCACTGAAATAGTCACCTTCGTATCCAGCTCCACTATTTGTATGAATGAAATAGTCATAGGAAATATCGTAAATATCACCCGTTGGAACGACAATAATTGGAGATTCAACAAAGTTTGTTCCCTGACCATCATACAACACACTGTAATTAACATCATTGCCGCCAATTGTAACCCGAATTGATGATGTAATTACGTCTTGTTGTGAAAGCGTAATTTTTGTACCAGCCAGTGATTCACTGTGTGATGCAATAGATTTGTTTCCTCTTAAACCACTCCCAGTTGTATCTTCAATTGTAACAGGAATAATAGCCTTAATCGCGTTTCCATCAAGAATGCCTTGACCACCATTAAATGTAATATCAACCCAAGCACCTCCTGGACCAGGAACAACTTGATTAATTACATCAACAGAAGAATGGAATGTTGTTGTACTTTGATTAAAGATTACATAATCAGATGTTGCTGTAGAAGTAAATCTTTCATATGCAGAATATGTTGAATCAAAAAATCTATAAGTTAAACTTCCTTGACTTTCACCAGTATAAAGTTTTTGTTTTGTGTATTCAATTCCACCAGGAGCGGCAAACCCTTTTACGCCTGAATACGGAAGTTTGTAAATTGATTTGTTTTCGCCAGGATTACGAATTGATCTATCTTCAACGTCTGTTGTTCCAGCAACAATGTTATAGCTGAATCCATCGAAGAAATTCAATTCAGTGCTATTATCAAATTCGTTATAAACAAAAATTCTAAAGTAGATATAAGTGTCATCATCGTTTAAAAACTTAATTGCTTTAATCGATCTTCCAAAATCATTTTCTCCAAATGAAAAGAGTGATTCAATTGGTTGACTTACATTTCCACCAGAAGCTTTTTCCCAAGCAACATCAACATAATTACCTCGAGCTAATGTTGTGTAAATTCCTTCAAGCTCTGAATTGTTTCTTCCTTTTAAAACTGGAATTGATTGTTTTTCATTTAATTCAAATCTATAGCCTTCAACATATGCTGTAGAAGGTTCGATTTCTAAGATAAAATACCGATCACAAAACTCTGCGGTTGATATCCCTTCAGCCTGCGCTTGAGTGTAGAATCCATAAAGATCATTACTCTCAATTTGTGTGATAGTATATGCACCATCATTGCCATTTAAATCGTTTACAAATTCTCTTGCTCTTACAAGAAATGGTTGAATGGTGTAATTGCCAGATTCTTCAAAAGTTCTTTCGGCCATTACACGATCTAACTGTGAGTATTCTGTTCGAGCTGCAGTTAAGACTTTTGAATTTGCAATTTTAAGTAGGCTTACAAAACCAACACCTTCTTCTTCAATTGATGTTTCATATACTCCAGTTGGATTTAAAGCATTTAATTCAGGATCGTCAGTTTGTAATGCAAGTTCAAGATCAATTGTATATCGATCTGCACCAGGAGCAGCATAATTGTATGTTCCATTTGCATTATCAAGAAGAGTTGGATCATCTGTTGAATCAACAATAATTTCTTCAGTTCTAAATACAATATTACCAGAAACAAATTCGTCTTTATTTGTTTTTACCAAATACTTTGTTTGATTTGGCGTATGAACAAAGCAACCATTAATTAGAAATACACCTTCATCAACATGAAGTGAAAAACCAATTCCTGTACCAATTACAGCACCAATTTGTGTTTCGCCATTGATAGTATCAACAGTTCCATCGGGAAGATTAAATTCATCATTTCGAAGAAATACTTCAGATCCAATTGGAAACTCATTATATAAATCTGTACCATTTGTATATCTCAGCCAAACACGATGGACATCATCTTCTAAAAGTTCAAATCCAATAATTTCAGCAGATAATGTTTGTGTATCGCCAGGTGTACTTGCATCCAAATCTCTTACTTCGATATATTTTTGTAAATCAAAATATGTCTTAACATTAAAATTACTAATTGTTAAGTCCACAGTTTTGATGTTATCTGTAAACGTTGAAATACCATCAATAACAGGTGTTCCAGGTTTGTAGATAGATCTACCAAGTTGATCAATTTGATTTTGTAAAATTGATTGCAGCTGATTCAGCTCACGAGTTTGAACAGCATAGTTTGGTTGAAATAAAATTCTTAAATAGTTTTTGTCAAACGCTGTCTTGTCATCAGCATTCTGATCAGCAATTTGATAATCGTCGAAATATGGAGGTTTATTGTATGTGGTAATCATTAGAATGAGATAATAAATGTTGTAGATTCGATCTGGAATTCACTCCGTTCAAAGCTTATACCGTTATTTATTAAAATAATTTCACCCGAATACGGAATAACTTCAGGTTCTTGAATGGAAGCAATTGTTGCAGTTGTGGTTGAACTTTCACCAATTATGCTTTCACCAACTCTAAAATCATCCGCATTGCTTCTTTTGATAATTCGAATTGTATTTGCATCAAGGTAATCAATAAAAAGACCTTCGCTTTCTGATGTAGCACCAGCAATAATTTCATCTTCATCAAACTGATCAGCCACAGCTTCGTTTAACGTAATTGTATATTTTGCATTTAAACTATTTTCTTTTGCTGGTTGCAATGTGCTAGATGATACTGGATCAATAATAACACCAACAGTTCTAAAATCGTTTTGAGTCGAAAAGTCGCCATTTTCGTCAAAAACAGTGTATACCGAAAACGCTAAAGATCTAACATTTAATTCCTTTTCAGGATTTCCACCATGACCAAACTCAGGTGAAATGATAGGTCTTAAATTTGCTTCAGTTGTTGGTGTAGTATCTGTAACTGGAATTGCTAGAGCTTCTCTAAAATTTGATCCAGAAAAAACGTTTGTGATTGTAGTGATTTCTCCACTTGAATTTGTTGTTCCATACGCATATGCACTAGATTGAACAATTCTTGCAGAAGCAAGTTGATAACCATTTCCAGGTTGAGTAATCGTAAGATTTACAATGCCACCTGTTGTCGTATTAATATTAGCAATTCCGTATGCAGATTCAAATGTGTTTTCATCAACAATTTGACCTGCACTATCAAATATTTGTTGAATGCGAACCGGAACTGATGTTACAGTGTTATCAAAAATATAATTTGTTCCTCTTTCGACAAATGTAAATCCTCCGGTTTGAATTGCTCCATTTGCATCAACGTTTGTAATATTAATAATTGCAGAGTTGTTTACGCCGCCATCACCTTGAATAAAAATTGGAACATCAATGGTATCACCATAACCAGATCCACCATCAACAATTTCAATCTTATTAACGTCACCTGGAACTGCTGCAGCTAAAACGTTTGTATTACTTGAAATAGGTAAGAAATTATCACTCTTAAACTTTCGAATTAAATATGAAGGAACAGTGAAAAGATATTTCCAACGATATCCATCAGATGTTGTAAGAATATCAAGTTGAGGAGAATTTGGATCTTCTGGCGCAGGCTCAACTGTTGAAGCTGCACCATAATTATTATCAATACATTTAAATACATGATTGTCTTGTGTTACAACAAAATAATCAAGATCATTTAAATCTTGATTGTCGGTATAGTAATCGTAAACTGTTCCAGTTGTCCAAACGTTATTTGCAAAAACCAAAGAGACATCATTATTGTAAATCTTCTTCATAGCCAAAATGTTTGACCATGTCTTATTAATCTGAGCCTGAGAATTTGTAATCGTGTTAGGAGTCCCTGGTACATCCCACGCCATAGGTCTTCCATAAAAAACATAAGATTCGGATTCACCCGAAGAAATAGTGTCTTGAAAGTTTTTAACTGCGCGATAAATTAAATTTGAAGTAATTAAACTTGTTGTCATGTAAATCCTTGTGTGGCTTCTTCAGAAAATGTTTGTGTTGTTGAATTCGTATTTGTACTATCAACAATATAGTTTCTAGTATTTATGTTTACTACATATGGTTGTTGAAATATTTGAGTATAACTTTCATACGTATTTGGATCAGTTGATAGTGCATTTGCAAAATACGATTGTGTATAAACATCAAGTTCATTTTCAAGTTCTAGGTTTTCTTCAGTATCTTGTCTTGGTAATAATGGAACTCGAATTGAAATTTGATTTGTTGCGATAGGCAAATCGTATTCAACAATTGTCTTTTTATTATTGAAAAGTAGCATTCCACTAGAATGCACAAGATTTTGATATAGTGTTTTCCAAATTGCGTATGGAACTTCTGATGTGATTTCATATGAAAACTTTTGATGATAATAAGAATCTTGTAATATAGATGAAGAAGAACTCAAATGACTCTTATCATTTTTATAAAAACCAAAGGTCTTAACAAGAGTACCAAATTTTAATCGAATGGAAAGTCCAGTTCCAGAAACAGTATTGACAAAAACTTCATTTCGATCAGTAAATGAAACAACCGAGTCATCAATATATTCTACTGGAACTGTATTATATTCAACATCTCCACCATGTTGAAAATCAATTAATCTCTTAGTTAAAAAGTTTACAGTGTTTCCAGATCCAAAATCAACAATACGAATTCTTTTGACTTCACCATCTTTTCCAACAAGATCAACAGCAGCTTTAAACGTATCTTTTTCAATTCCTAAAAGCTGTATAGTATCATTGA